CTAAGGGGTCCCCCGGCGCTTGTGCGTCGGCCTACAGACTAGGTCCACTGCTTACGGAAGTGCCTTTGGAAAGCTCTTCCGTGGGCGTACACGAGCTGGAAGGTAGCTCCATGGGTGGATATGTAACACAGCAGAGGGTCAACCCTAACTGGGAAGACCCTCTCTGGAGACAGTCGTCGTTTTCCACTGTGTGGCATTCGACGGGGTCTCGGTTACAATTTCCACAGCAGATCACCACGTCTTTTAGAGACGTTGGTGACGACTTGTCGGATGAGGCTGGTGTTACTGAGGCTACCTCTGCCGTGGATTTCTTTCAACGGATCTCCGCGGAGAAACAGAGGGGACCTCAGACCAGCTATGATACCGGTCACACGTTTACCACTTCAGCTGAAGGGCTCTCGATCGCCGTTAAACGGCGAAAGATCTCTAACGCTAGTGGTTCCGTGTGGTACGAGGGTCCTCTTATGGATGACCCTACAGTACCTCCGGGTCAGCCGGCCACTTGGGACAGGAATCCGTCTCCGATTAACATTGGAGTTTACGGGCCCCGTGCCATTATGGCTACGCTGCCGACGAAGTCGATCGCCGCCCTCAACGTAGGACTTGCGGAAATCGCTAGGGAAGGAATTCCCCATGCGATCGGTGCCGCCCTTTCTCATGCGCAAGGTCTCTTTGCCCGAGCAATCGGACAGGAGTACCTTAACGTGGAGTTCGGATGGAAACCGCTCGTGAGCGATGTCCTTAAGGCCTGCCATGCTGTCGTTGATGCTGGTAAGCTTCTCCGACAGTATGAGAGGGATTCCGGACGTAATGTCCGGAGGCGATTCTACTTCCCAGTTGAGGTAAGTACCCAGACGTGGCCCGAGATCACAGGAGCAATCCTGGACTTCGGTACCATTAACTGGAGCAACTACTTCGTTGCTGGGAAGACTGGCGCGCCCCTAAGCCAGGTTACCACAACTTCTCGCGAAGTGTGGTTCTCTGGCGCGTACACGTACCACCTTGCAGACGGACATGATCTTGTCAGCAAGATGGAACGTTTCGAGCAGTTGGCTAACCACCTGCTCGGACTCGAGATCACTCCCGAGGTACTATGGAAGCTCGCTCCATGGAGCTGGCTCGTTGACTGGGTGACTAACCTTGGGGATAATATCTCCAACGCTAGCCATCTAGCTCTCGACGGGACAGTCATTCGGTACGGATATCTGATGGTGAAAACTACTACCGTTCAGACCCGTACACTCGGTAATCTCCTCCTTGTCCAAGGGGGAGGTACCGGGCCCTTGACCTCCGTGCGGACGACAGTCCGTAAGGAAAGATTCAAGGCGACTCCTTTCGGCTTTGGATTGAACACTTCGAGCTTTACAGCTCGGCAGTGGGCGATCCTGACGGCCCTGGGTATGACCCATGGGCCGACGAGCCTCAGGTAACTGGGGCTTCTCACCGTCGTGAGCACCTGCTTGCGACGTTCTCATACTGCAAGGACATCGCATGGCTCTCGCAGACCCGCAGTCAGTAACCATCGGTGCGACGACTTCCTCGTTGCCTAGGACCGGTTCCGGGATGGACTCCGGACAGTGGTCTTCGGCAGACGGGGCTGTCAAGCTCCGTGTGTCTTCCCTCTTCGGAAAGCGCACGCGGCGCACTGTTCGCATCGATTGGACGCGTACTGCTCCCGATCCTCTGGTGCCTGCCGTCAACACGGTGTCGAGCGCGAGTGTTTATGTCGTGCTCGATGTGCCGAAGGCGGGTTTCAGTGCCACGGAGCAGGCTGACCTGGTGAAGGGCCTCGCGGCCTATCTCTCGGCCAGTACTTACGCGGTCGTCCCCAAGTTCGTGGGGGGCGAAAGCTGACGCACACCGTCCTTGAAACCGACGGTGTGTAGGGGGCCTGCGTGATATTAGTTGCGCAGGTTTCCAGTGCGGGTGCCATGCTAGGGAAGCTCGACCCTACCGTTAGGAGGGCTGCTTGAAAAGCCTGACACCGTTCTTGCAGTGCGTCCTCGATGATCTGGGGACGTGGTGTCGCACAAGCACCATCCGTGACTTCAAAACGGTCACGGAGCGTCTCGAACACGAAGGGTTGTCGTTTCTAACGATTACCCTGGCAGACTTTGGTGCGGAGCTCCAAAAAGCTCTTGACCAAGGTCATGTCGGTCACGACCAGTTTACCGGTTTCCGGCGAGCTGGGGGTCTCCCCCGATTTCTCGGAGGTTTCCTTGACCAGGTGTTCGAACGTGGTTCGGGTAGGTTGCTCCCGGACCCGTCGGTGACATGTATCTGGGCCCTACGTCAGTTTACACTGATGTGGGCCAAGATTGCTCTCCCTTGCACTCCTGCTCGGGTGAGTTCAGCCATCGATGGGTACTTGGAGTGTGAGAAGGATGTCCGTGCTGCCGACGCGTCGATGGACCCGGATACACTGGGTCGCTACCGTCGCATTGGTGTGCTGCTGTGGGCTAACGTTTTCTCTGATGTGGACCATGAGGTCTACGAAGGAGAGATCAATCCCCAGCACGGCCCGGGTGCCACAGCCGACCGTCTCCGCGGAAACGCGAAGTGGCGGCAGTCAGAGTGGACCCGTAGGTTGGACCAGGTGTTCCCTGTCGGGGAATATCTGGTTGTCAACCCAAGGCATATCGAGCAACGCCTTGCCGACGTGCACATCCTCGAACCCGGCGCTGAAAGACCTGTTAGGGTCATCACAGTGCCTAAAACGCTCAAGACTCCCAGAATCATTGCCGTCGAGCCTACTTGCATGCAATTCGTGCAACAAGGCCTTCTGGCATCAATCTGGAGGGCTCTCCGAGCAGATGACCTCGCTCGAAGCCTTATCGGATGGTCAAGTCAGGTGCCTAATCAACACCTTGCTTGTGAAGGTTCTAGGAATGGAACCCTCGCCACACTGGATCTCAGTGAGGCCTCCGACCGAGTCTCGAATCAGCACGTACGAGTCCTGCTGGCTAACCACCCCCACCTCGCGGCGGGTGTGGACGCTAGTAGATCCCGGAAGGCTGATGTGCTTGGCCATGTAATTCGATTGGCCAAGTTCGCGTCTATGGGTTCAGCGCTTTGCTTTCCCTTCGAGTCGATGGTCTTTGCGACCATTGTTTTCGTCGGGATTGAGCGAGCGCTCAACCGCCCGATTACCCGTCAAGACATTCAGTCCTTGGCGGGCCAGGTGCGCGTCTACGGTGACGATATTATCGTTCCCGTGGACTATGTGCACGCGGTCATGACGGCACTCTCGGATTTTGGTCTGAGGGTAAACGTCAACAAGTCTTTCTGGACTGGCAAGTTCAGAGAGTCTTGTGGTAAGGATTACTACGACGGCACGGACGTATCTATAGTCCGTGTGCGAAGTGTCTTCCCTACCGACCGCACGCACGCTTCGGAGATTGTCTCCACGGTTTCTCTGCGGAATCAGCTTTATCAAGCTGGTCTGTGGGGTTCCGTGAGATACCTTGACAACATGATTGAGCGGTTAATCCCGTTCCCTCGTGTTGCCGAGACTTCTCCTGTGTTGGGCAGATACAGTTATCTGGGAGCTGACTACTCACAGAAGCTGTGTCCTCGTCTGCATCGTCCTTTGGTCAAGGGTGCGATGCTTCGAGCCGTGATTCCAGGGTCTCCCCTTGGTGATCATGCTGCCCTCCACAAGTGTCTCTCTAGTCCCAGCGATTTGCCATTCGCTGATGAGAGACATTTGGAGCGTGCTGGGCGTCCCCGTACCGCCGACATCAAGACGGGGTGGGGCCCTGCAGCTTAACTGCTGCAGGGTTGGACCGGGAGAGATCCCGGTCCCTGGGAGCTTTGTGCTCTCTTGAGAGCCTTAGCTCCGGG